CTAGTTTGCATATAAGATAGACAATCCTTCTCCCCTTCAAAAACTACTAAGAGTTTGCTATTACCTCCCCATAGTTCCTGACCTAAGAATCTATTATCTATATTCTTTCCAATCTGTAAAAATACTTTGTTAGCTTTTCTTACCTTATAGCCAACAAGAACCCTGTCCTTACTGTAGATAGGCCAGAAGTAAGCATTCTCACCTCCATGCTTTCCTTTGATGTAACCTGCTTTCTTACAAGTAGCAGCTTTAAGGTTACGTCTAGGGATGTCTACGTAATCACCTATAACAGGTTGAATATCTAATGGATTTGAAGAAGTCATTGGTAAAGGGAAAGAGTTGTTGGAAAAGACCTGATAATTACATCCAGGTGTAAAGCATTTCTCACTGCCGTCTTCAAAAATAGCTCTGTTATCTTTTGAACCACATAAAGGGCAGGGAGCTTTTATCGAAGACATTAAAAAACCTCCAAGGTGGGGATTAATCCTTGGAGGCTTGGTAACCCTTTCACTTACCAACTGAACTATAGCGTAGTCCAGCGTCTAGGCAAGCCTGGTCCCTTGCACCAAGGAATATTATGTTTGTCACACCACATTGCATAGGTCATCTTTGCAGTGCGACTCAGTTTTTGATGTGGGTTCTGAAAACACATACGAATGTCAATATCAGGATGTTGTTCTTTAAAGATTTTCATCAGTCTGCGGTCATCGCTGTCAAACATCCCCTTAATTTCAACCAGAGTGCCATTCGCTAGCATTATGTCTGGTGTGTAGCGTCTTGGGATTACTACGTCATACTTATGTTTTTCGTATTCGTAGTGAACCCCTTCTGCTGTGAGCTGGTTAGCTACCTTTGATTCAAAACCAGATCTGAAGCCATCTTTAGTACGCTTTCCATACTTGTGGAATCTTCTTGGCATTAGTATTTCGATTCAGGGTATATGAAGCATACCCAATAAATCAAAATAAAGATTGAACAAACCAAAGGTATGCTCCAACTATTCATTAAAGTACCTATCCTTCGTTGTTTCCTTAAGGTTTTTCCAAAAGCTTGAATTTAAAAGTTTTTGGTTGTTTTTCCAAAAAATCTTTTCTTCTTTTGTCATACCAGTTAAGTAATCACGAGGTGTACGTCCAGTTAGAAAGTTGTTCATAGTTTTAGAAATCAATGTCAACATCTTCTGCCTTAGTCTCTACTGGCTGCACTGCTGGCTTTGATTGAGAGAACCCCTTTACCTTTTTAAAGGGTGTATCTTTAGTACCTGAATCAGTTCCTTGATAAGTAACTAATTTTGTTACCTGCATTGCAGTAGGTTTAAATCTAATACCACCTTTAATAGTTTTAGGAGAAAAGACTTTAGTTTCAAAATGAACGTTCACTTCAGAACCTTCTCTCATTTCAATCTCTTTATCTAAAGGCTTTAATTCACTGTCCATTACAGGAAATGGATGCTCTTTATACTGTGGCTTTGCACATAACCTTACAGTTATTGAACCATCCTCATGTGTTATCCAAGGAGGATTAAAAGTAGCTGTACCTCCTTGACCACTATTATTTCTATACCAAGTAATACCATTGTCATAGTCATCCTGAAATTTATCTAATAACGCTTCAACGTTCTCAGTTACTCTGACTTTTATAGTGTAGTCACAAGGTTGTTGTCTGAATGTAGGTTGATTCAAATGATGATGAACAAAACCTTCTACTGTTCCTGTTAATTCCATTTGTGATAGTTGAAAGGACTCCTAAAAGATAAACAGCAGCATCTCTAGAAATCTACTTCTAATGTGACACTTTTTAAACTGTCTATTCAATAGACCTTATTAAGGCTTTTATAATTAGCATTTAAAGTAGTTTAAAAAGTAGTAGTTTACGTAGTTTCTAATTAGCTATAAATGCTTAATGAATCATTAAAAGCAGTTTATACTGTGGTTGTACTTATATAACAACTAATGAAGTTCGCAATCGCTCTAGCTGCCCTGCTAGGAGTAGGCACAGCTCCAGCCCTTGCTGGTACTTATGTCAACGTTGAGTCCAATGCGTCATACGTTGGGAATGATTATAGATCTAGAACTACAGACATTCATTTAGGATTTGAAGGAGGTGGTCCACTTGCTACTTATTACATCCAAGGCGGCCCTGCTTTAGTTAATGGCGATGCCGTTGATGGATCTACAGAGTTCTCTGGTAAAACAGGAATCAACATAGCTGCTACTGAAAGACTTGATGTCTATGGCGAAGTATCTCTACTAACTGCTGAAGATACAGACAACAGCTATGCCACTAAAATAGGAGGAAAGTTTAAGTTCTAACTTCAATGACAATCACAACTGAATACGGTAAACAAAACATCTTCGCAACTGAACCTAAAATTGAAGTTATGGACAATCACAACCACGAAGGAGATCCAATGCACATTGCAGAGGAACTCAATGGTCGCCTAGCTATGATGGGCT